ATCATAGAATATCGTAATCTTAACAATGTCAAAGACATGTTAGATTATCGTGAACGTATGAAAGTTTACGATGGCACTATGGGTGGAAAAACGCCTTACAATTGGCGTATGGATGCCATTAAGTGGTGCCACAAAGTTTATGCTATGACGGACTGTGCCTTTAAACTTGGCGATACTACAACAAATTCTGACTGGATGGTATGGTTAGATGCCGATACAATTACAACAAAACCACTGTCAGAAGAAAAGCTGCTAAAGATTTTACCAGATAAAGCAGAACTTGTTTATCTTGGACGAAAAGACGTTGACTATAGTGAAACTTCTTTTGTTGCTTTTAATATTAGTAGTGAATCAACCTATTGCCTACTAGGTGATCTTCGCGGTTGCTATGATATTGGTGAAGTTATTTCATACCGTGAATGGCATGATGGGTTTATCTTTGACAGGCTGTTAAAGATTTATATTGCACATGGCCTACGTGCACATAATCTTACACCAGACGTTAAGGGACTTGCGGCATTTGCACAGTCACCCTTATCTCAGTACATGAAACATTTTAAGGGTAATTTAAAGCATGACATTCCAAATGATGTTGCTCCAGATGTTAAACTTCCACGTTATAACCAATTAGCAAAACTTGTAAGAACATACGCTAAAGATTCAATTGTAGAAGTTGGTACATGGAATGGTGGTAGGGCCATTGAAATGGCTCTTGCAGCTTTTGAAAAAACAGATAGCGTTAGTTATGTAGGGTTTGATTTATTTGAAGAAGCTACAGAAGAACTTGATAAAATCGAGTTAAACTCAAAACGTCATAACACTCTTGACGCAATAACAAACCGTCTTAATGAATTTGCAATTAAAATGAAAGAAAAAGGTAAGACTTTTACCTTTACTTTATTTAAAGGAGATTCTAAGCAAACTCTTAAAGAAGCAAAAGATATTATTGCTAAAGCTTCTTTTGCATATATTGACGGTGGACATAGCGAAGAAACAGTTCGTAGCGATTACGAAAATTTAAAACATGTTCCCGTAATTGTGTTTGACGATTTCTTTAGTAAAGATGAGAATGGGAATATTTTAGGTGAAGAACATCAGGGAACAAATAGATTATTTGCTGAGATTTCTGAACATAAGAAAGATGGACAGATTTGTATGGTCCTTCCTTCTAGCGATAAAGTTAAAGATGGTGGAATTACGCATCTTGCTGTGTATGTTCAGGATACTTCTCTACCGCCTCTACCGCCAGAATTGATGCGTGTACCTATTGTTGTACGTCCTAGGGACTGTATGCCAAAGGACTATATCATTAATAATATCAATGAAAATTTAAGTCTTATTAAGAAGTGGGGAATTGCACAGGCTTGTAGACCTAATTCTGAGACTGCAATTATCGTATCTGCTGGTCCATCACTTAACTTTAATGAACTTAGAGAAACAATTAAAAGAACTAATGGTGTCGTTCTATCCGTTAAACATAGTTATCCTAAATTACTTTCAGAACAAATTCATCAATGGGGTTGTATTATCCTAGATCCTCGTCCAATTGATGGTGTATCTACACATGGAATTGTAAGGAAAAAGTTATTCAATAATATAGATCAATTTACAAATTTCTTTATTGCATCTATGACTGACCCTTCAGTTACAAAGTATATAATTAAAAGAACTAAAAATGTTCATGGCTGGCATGCGTATTCAGACGCAATTAGACAAGCAACTAAAGATCCTCGCATATTTGAGGTTAACAAAAGCACTAATTTATCTCCAGACACTACCTTTGTTACTGGAGGAACGTGTGCTGCAATGCGTGGCTTTGGTCTTATGCACCTACTAGGTTTTAGAAACTTCCATCTATTCGGTTTTGATTGTAACATTCCCTTCCTTACAGAAGAACAAAAGAAAGAAAAACTGGATGATAAGCCAAAGTACATTCCAGTAGAGACTAATGGTGTAAAGTTTTGGACTACTGGAGAACTTTTGGCTATGGCACAGGATTGTGAACGATTGTTTAACAATAAAACTGTAGATGCTAACATTGTAGTTCATGGAACTAACACCCTAGTACATGAAGTATTTAAAAATTCTTTCCATGCCAAACTTCCATACTATCTAGATTACTTTAAAGGTAAAAAGTAATGGCTAAAAAGCAGCCTGTTCACGATGGCCTTTCTGAAAAACATGAGAAATTTGCCCAAGCTTACGTAGTCTATCGCAATGCTACAGAGGCTGCAAAGGTTGCTGGATATTCAGTTCGATCAGCAACAAATCAGGGCTGTAGACTTGCCAATGATCCTCGCATCAAGGAACGTATTGAGGAACTAGAGAAAGAACTAGAAACCAAGATTAACGTCATTGAGGAGATTGAGCAGCAGTATGTAGCTGCTAAACAGAACAATCATACTAACACTGCTCTTAAAGCATTAGAACTTCTCTCTAAGGTAAACACCAAACAAGAAGAAGTAATTCCATCCTCTATTCATGAACTAGAGTCTGATATTATCAAGTATCTAGAAATTTTAGGTGAGGAAAGGGCAACAAGGATTTTTCTTCGTTGCTCTTGGTTTGCAGAGGAAGAAGAAGAGGGGGATGCCGACGATCAAGCCGACAATCCCCCTCAAGATAGTGAAGAAGACCTAGAAACAGGTCTTTCCCCTTCTTCTCTACCTAAACCAGAAATTAACTCATAAATAAAGCAGCTTCTGCATTTCTGCGTAACGCCAACCCTGTAAGTTTTCTACCATTTGCAAAGACCCACCGCCTTAGCTGGTTAGGAACTTCATCAAACTCTTTAGCATTGATCTTCTTTCTTAATGTTGAAGACCTATACGCTCCAATTCCTAAATTAAATGCAAATGATACCAAGGCAGAAAATTGATTGTCCGTAAGATCTGCCATAGCAGTTGGAGAATAGGCTAGTATACCATTTTCTGCAATCGCCAAGTCTTTCTTTAGGTATTCTTCTGCCTGTTCTTTGCTTATAGGCTTATGGTTCTTATCGCATAAATGACCATAGCCTATAGTCCAATATCCTGCTGGACATATATATGGTTTGGCATAGAACCCTTCAAACCTTTTAATAAGATCTAGTCCCTGTTCATTGATATGACGCATAGATTAGATACGTCCTTCATTCTTTCTAATTACACGGTCAAGAAACCAGAAGTTAATAATACCAGATAAAAGTCCCATATCCGCTACAGTCCAGACATCCCTAATAAATGTTGAAACAGTAACCAGTTGATTCCAAACAGTTTCTCCACCAGATGCAGCAAGGCCAGCGGCAACAGCGGTAAAGATTACGGCTATCTTTACAAGAGAGTATAAACCCACGTACCAATACGTAATAATTGGCCGTACAGAGGCAGAAAGGGCGTCTACCCATCTTACCCCAGTCTTTTTACCTTGGGCTTCTATGGCCGTTCTAAGGGCTTCTAGGCCACCACTATCCAAGACCATCTGAGATTCAACTTCAACCTTCTTTACTGTGTAGTCCATATGAAGCTTAAGCATGGTAGCTTCATGTTTTCTATCTGCTATACCATTAAAAAACTTAAGAAGTTCTGGAGCCAGTCTGAATAGACCACCAATTATACCTCCAAATAAACCACCAGTTACTAGATCTAGCATATTTTATTCCTTATTTTAAATCTAATAGTTTATCTAGCTTATTTTCAAGCCTGTCAAGCCTAGAAATAATCTTATCGAAATCCTTGTCTACGTCTTCTTTTGTAACGTAATCCCTAGCGACTTCTTCTCTTGTAATAGATATAAATTTACGCAGTTCCGCTATTTGTGTGTTTACGCCACGTATCCACCACACTGTGCCACCGGCAGCAATACTAAGCAATAAATTCCATAACATGTTTACTTCTGGCACAGTTACTCTCCTATTGTAATATCTGGTGGTTCACCTAAAAGATTTCTACCCTGATACATATTCTCTAGTTTCTGCATATTATTTTTTAAAGCAGTAAGTTCTGCACCGGGATATTTTCCAGTTTTTTGACGTAAACTTTCCTGAACATCTAACCAAAATTCTTTACTGGTAGACAATCTTTGTGGTGTGTGTTTACCATATAAAATAGATAATACATCCTTTTTTGAAGGAGCAACACCACGTAGATCGAAAGATTTCATAAGTTTATTAACTTGTTCTCTACTCATAAACTGGCGTAAGCCATCGTCTAGCCGTTTAATTCCTTGCTGGAGAATAAACTGTTCTTTTAAAGCTTCATTATAATCTTTAAGATAGTTCTCCATTGAGTACGCTGCTGTTGGATCTGAAATCATTGAAGAAAGATCTTTCTTAAAACTGTTCCACTTTTGTTCTGCTGGACCAGTTATATTTTTAAGTGCAAAGCCAGCAGCTTTTCTAGGGTCAATGTATTCTTCTCTAAATCCAATTAAAGAAGATGCGTTTTTAAGAACATATTCAGCAGCATCCTCTGAGCGACGAGGTACAGCACCAAAGTTTCTTGGATTAAAAAACTTATCTATATCATATAAATAACGTGTGTTGTCTGTAACACCAGTATCAGATACTGCATCTCTAACTGAACGTAGAATACCCGGCTCAAGAATTTTAGCTGCTTTACCAATTTTTTCAGGTGTTGGGTCGTCATAAAAATTTCTTACTAGATCAAAAAACTCTAATGAAAGACTTGGATCTGTATATGGCTGAAATATATTCTTTGTAGCACCCATTATAGCTTTATCTAGATCTTTTGATACATCTTCACCACGTGAAGCTTTTAGCATAAGTGGTACGAAAGAACCTACAACATATTGATCTGGATTCATATAACTTAAATCTAAATATTTAGGAAAACCTTCTTTAGTCTTACCTGTAATTAGAATTGCATTATCTTTTTTGTATTCAGGTAGTAATCCAGATTTACGAAGTTTGTCAACAGTTTCAGAATTACCATTCATTTCATTTACTGCATAGACACCAGTATACAAAGCACCTTGAGTACCATACCACTGTAGAAGTCTATTACGGCCTTGAGCAATAAGTTCTTTGTTACCGGTAGCAATACCTTGCTTTAGTTCGTCAGTACCAATCTTAAGAATATTGTATGTGTTTCTAAGACGTTCAGCAGGATATGCTACGAAAGAACCAATTACAGGAACAACTCTCATCTTTTCAAAAATAGGAGCAATACGATTGTACATAGGAGCAATAGCAGCTACCTTCTGCCTAGCTGCATCCCGCAAGTAAGCTTCTTGTGCAAAGTAGTCATTAGCTGTTGCACCGGGATACTTTCTTTGAAAGTCAGATAGAATTTGATTTCTTTTTGCAACGGTCATTTTAGGACCAAAGAAATCTGTCCTAACAGAATCTACAAGATCTGGTCTTCTAATAGCAAAGTCATTAACAATAGATGTTCTATTAAGAGTACCAGTTGTTGGATAGGCATCTAAAACTTTTAATGCTTTTTCTTTATTGTTTAAGTACATTCCATGTTTAAAAAGATCATCGCCTAATGCGTAAGCCTTTTCAAATTTCTTACCAACATTCATACGGCCAACTTGAATACGCATAAGTTTACTAATGAATGAGTTTTCATCTGTAATAGCAGATATATCTTTTAGGCGTGACAAAGCCTGACCCAGTTCAAGACTTGAGCCACCAAGACCAGATTTAGCAAACTCATCTAATAGTAATTCCTTTTCTAAAGAATTTTTACTTAAATAAGTTTTAAGACCTTTGGCAATACCCCCAAAGTCACCAGCGGCTGTTGTATAACCACCAGCACTAATAAAGTTTCTACCTTGTGCAGATGGACTAAGAATAGTCTTACCATATTTAGCGTATGCTTGAATACCAGCAAATGTTTTAAATAATGCTCCTAGTGGCCCTTTAGCATTAAATAAAACTTCACGCATCTCTTTTGCAGGATCAAGAAATGTTTTAAGTTGATCAGCATACTCCTTAGTAACCCATACATTTTCAAGAGCAGGATCTACCTTTTTTAGAAATGGTTGATTAAATACTGCGTACTTATCACCGGGATTAACTAATTTTACAACTTCTTTATTACCAAGCTGTACACTAGCTTCACCAGCCGTGGCATTTGGAGCAAGGGTTACGCCTTTACCAGCACGTTCCGCGTCTTTTGCCAAGTCATAAATAAGATTACTTTTAGAGGCGGT